GCAGCAGCTACGTTAGATAAAAGAGCTGTTTCCATATCTCTTTTTAATTCTTTCGCAGATTTTGCTACTTGGTAAGCTAACTCATTATTTCTTCCAGCAGATGTTACAGCATCATTTGTTCCTGATACTTGCACAGCTTTTGTAGAAATCTGAGTGTGGTTAGTTAGTTTAGTTGTTGCTGATAATGTTGGGTAAGTGATTGTAGCACCTTCTACCGCAGCATTTGCAGCTACATCAGCCAAAGCGTCTGTTTGCCATTGGTGAGATGTATTTGTTGCTTTTGTTTTAGCAACACCAGACATAAACGGAGTTTCTGTTGGACTTATTGAGTAAATAATGTCCGCTAGGTCCTCTCTTATGCCGACTGTTTGGTATGTTTGATATACAGCCATTGTTCTTCTCCTCTAAGGTTAGTTGTTTACAAATAACGCATTAAAAGATCAGTTGCGTCTTTTGGACTTCCTGACTTTTTAAGCATTTTAATTCGTTCCAACCTAGATTGTTGATTTTGTTCTTCCTTAGTTGATTTAACGCCTGACTTAACAAATTTTGATGGCTTGACTTTTTTGCTAACTAAAGTTGGTTTCAACTTTTTGTTATCATTATATTTCATGCCGTCAACAATGACATCAAACATTCTTGAATCATAAACTGAGTTTACGTCTTTATCGCTAAAGCCTTTGCTCAATAAATAATTAACCATGTTTGATTTAAGAGAATTACCTTTTACAGGATCTTGCAATTCAGGGTACTTTAACGCAACCTTTTTTTGCTCTTCTCTTAGAACCTCTTGAAACTGAGATTGTTGATGATCTCTAAGTTTTTTCTGAGCTTGAGAAATAGTTTCTCTCCTTCTTCTTAACTTACGATCAATCTTCGCAGCTTCAGTTGGATCTTCATCCCAAAGTCTATCAAGTTCTTTGGAATTTACATCGCTGTTAATCTCTGCGTTTAACGTCAACACAAGGGAGTTTAAATCTTCCATCTTAGTTGAATACGTTTTCGCTAGACGTTCTTGTTCAGCTTTGATTTCTCTTCTTTCAAGAGCTATCTCTTCTGTTTTACGTCTATAGTCGGCATCCTTCTGATAACCTGCTTTTAATTCTTCAAGGTCAACATCAATCTTTTCACCATTAACAATAACTTGGTGTAGATCGGTTTCTTGTTCGTTACTAGCACTCTCTTCCGATGCTTCTTCTTGAACTGGAGCTTCCTCTTGGGGTTGAGCTTCAGGTTGTTGTTGAACTTCTTGATTATCTTCAGCTTTCGCCTCTGGTTCTTTCTGTTCAACTGGTGCTGCCTCTTCTTGAGGTTTAGAAATTACTCCTTTGGAGTCTAATAAACCTTCAATATGTTTTGCTGCACCTTGTACTGAATCTTTATTCAGTAATGGGTTTGTTTCTGACATATTGTCTATCTCCTATTTTTAAGCTGTCGTATGACTTGGCTTATTTTAACCTGGATTGGTTAAAATTTTTTTTCTTGCTGTTGTTTTCGGAAAACTTCTAATTGTTTCTCTGCAAGTTTTCCTGTTTCAAGAATACTTTGTAAATGTTGCTCCACTTTACCAACAACATTATAGGCGATCCAAAGTTTTTCTCTGGTATCACCCTCTTTAGCACCTGTTTTTTCTAAAAGTGCTTCAGAGTAAATTTTTTTAAGAGTATTTATAGACTCTTTAAAAAGTTCACTCTCTAAAATTTGTTTCGCCTGGTTGGACCGGCTGACTTCTGCCGACCTCCTGGCCTGATCTTTCGTTTCCATTTATACCTTGTACTTGCTTAGTAAACATATTAGCAGATTGTTGTGCTTTTTCAAGAATCTTTGATTGATTTGCCATCATCATCTTGTCTAAGTCTGCATCTGCTTTGATTTTAGCTGTGTCAAGTTGTGTATTATACTTTAATGCCATTTCTTTTATCTTCGCTTCAAACTCTAAAGCCATTTCTTGAGATTTTTGTTGTAACTCTTGGTACTGAAGCTCAAGATCAGCAATTTTTCTTTTGTTCTCTGCATCAATTCTAGTAAATTCAATTTTTTCTATTGGTGTTAAAGGTGGCGGACTAGGTGGTGGCATCATTTGCTTACCTAAATCAGGATCAACAAAGTAACTTTCCACATTTTTAAGACCTGCGTTCTCAATAATTTTAGATAATGTGTTATACATATTCTTCAAAGTAACCATTGGCATCTCTTTTCCGCCTTGTAATGAGAATGCTTGTATTTGTCTTTCTAAAATATTGTTTAAAAGTAAAATTTGTTGCTCTTTTGAACCTGTGCCAAGACCTACTACGATATTAATATTAAATTTATCTTTCCACTCAGTAGGTTTTACCGGTACATACTGATTATTTAACATTACAACTCTTTCTTTGTCCTGATATTTCACCATCAGTTCAAAAATTTTTCTAAATAAATCTTTAACTCCTGTTTCGGCAAAGATTCTAGCAATCAATTCTGATCGCATTTGCGTTTGTGTCATTAAAGCATTAACACCAGTTGCGGTCTTTGCAGATAATGTGTCTGGATCTAAGCCTTGAACTTGTTTTGATATTCCTGTTCTTACTTCTCTAACAGAATCTAAGTAAGATAATAACGGAAACGCTTGTTGTGAAATCGGTTGAGCTTGTAAAGGCTGCATCACTTGACCTGGAGGTTGCTTAGTTCTTACTACACCGCCTGGTCTTGTCGTTAATAAATCATCCATGTTTACCATTCCATCCATAATGGCAACCCTATTATTATTTGTAAGATACATATTATCTAATAACTGCCTCATCACAGTAGATTTCATTAATTGAATATCTTCAACTAACTCTGAAAGTGATCTACCATAAAATCTGTGTGGCATTGGAATAGGTGTTACAGTTACGAAAGGAACATTATCGCATGGCATATTTTCTAATACTGCATATCCATCATCACCTGCTGAAATAATTTTTCTAAGTTCTGCTATACCATCACCATCGTAATCGTATTTTACATAGCTTTCATAAACTAAAACTTTTTCTGTAGATTTATCTGCTGGTGTATCTACAGGATATTCGTCAATATTTCTTTGCCTGACTATTTCTTCATTGTTATAAATATCTATGCTTGAAGTTGGTAATGACATAACTTCTTCTTCGTCAAAACCCATCTCAATAATCTCTGATCTTGTCATCAATACTTTGTGAGAAACGAACTCAGCATCGTCAATGGATTTTGCAGTTCGGTCTATTAAAAATTCTTCAGGTGGTATTGATTCAATTTTAATTTTGCCGGTCTTTTTAACTCTTTTAATTTTACAATTATATAAATTGAAATCTGGTGTTTGAACTTGTGATGTATCTAAGCCTTGTGCCTCTAATGTTTGAATCTGTTGCTCAAAGGCTTCTTTAGCTTCTGTGTTCTCAGTAACTTCTTCTTCAACAACCTCTATCTCATCTTTGGTATCGTTAAGAGCTTCTTTTTCTGCTGCTGTTAAATTTTTATAAGTTTCATGCTCTACTGTTTCAGCTTCATCGTAATAAACTTTTAAGAAACCATTTTTTTCAATCAAAGCATCTTTGAAAAAATTATATAATAATTGAAAACCATTATTGTCCTTATAGAAAACATGATTTAAGTAAGCTGTCGCTTGGTCTGCCAAAGGAACATCCTCTGCCGTAACTGGATCGCATCTAACCACTTTGTCGGATGCTGTAAAAATTCTAAGTAAGTTTGGAAGTATGCTTTCTACTGTATCAGCTACGTCTGTTGATACCACTTGTGATCTGCCGTCTATCTCTGTACCAAGTTTATCTCCTAAATAATATTCAATAGATTTTTTTCTTGATTGAGATAACTGACCGCCTAAATATCCTAACGCATTTGAAATTTGGTTGCTTAGAATTGTTCTAAGTTTTGGATCTGCTATTTCTATGATTTTTTTCTTTGCCATTTTATAATTCCATACCCCATCTTATTCTAGGAGTTTTTTGTACTTCTTGCCAAACTCTATTTGCTCTTGTAGTCCAACCTGTATTTTTTTTAAAAATTTGAACCATTTTTTCTTTTTTAAAATTTACAGCTTTTAAACTACTACCACTTTCATAATCCAAAGTATAAGTAATAATTTTTTTACCACCCATAGTTTGCCAAACTTTTATAGCTTTAGAATATAAAAAACTACAAGTACCTTTTGGTGCATTATCTAAAACACAGTTTCTATTTATTTCTAAAGTTAGTTTGTCATCTAACTTTCTTGAAACAGGTCTGCCTACTATAACCACACCTACCAATTTATTTTCAAAAACTGCTCCTAAACTAAATTTATGACCCTGACATTTTTTATTATGTCTATGATATTTAGTAACAAATTCGTTTGCCTCTTTTAAAGATAATGGAACAACTTTTAAATTTTTTGCCATATTAAATTATATAATTGGTATTCACTCTTATTGGCTTTTGCCAATCCGATCTTTCTAAAGGTTCTACGATAGCACCATATCTGAAACTGTCGCAAAAGTGTGAAGCCCAGTTGTGAAGCGGTCTGTTACGAAAACAGTTATTTTTTTCATCCCATCGCTTACAGTAGCTTTTTAACGCCTCTACTAGCTTTTTGCAATTACTTTTATGAAAATAACACTTAGGCAGCAATCGCCTTGTTTGCTCTATGCCATCTTCTACACTTAGCTTTGGAGCTATATCAAATTCTAATCCCATTTCTCTTGCCGTTTCCCATCTTGACTTATTAGTGCCTATTTCCCTAACTCTTATGTCATGGGGAGCTATGTGTTTTGAATAAGTATAAGGTTTATCATCTATAACATTTAGATAATGCTCTAAGCCTTCGCTAGAGTTTTCATAACAATCCACAATCCTTACCTCATCGCCTCTCCTTTGAGCAAAGATTATTACAGTAGAATCATTCATTCCAAGATCCCACCATGTTTCTGTTTCTATATCCTCATCAATATCAAAGTTTGTTATTTTGCCGTCTTTCTCAAGATCCTCCATAATCTTTCCATAATAAGATCCTGATATTCCTGCTTGGAAAGAACACTCAAATTCTTGCTCATAGGCATCTGGTGACATTGTGCTTTTAGCAGCATCTAATTCATCCTGCGGTATGATTTTAGTTTCACTAGCTTTTATTCTACAAGTGAACCAATCTTTTGTATGCTTTGCCTTTTCATGTAATTCAAAGAACCAATTCCTACCATGTGGCGTTCCTATGAAAATAGCAAAACCCCTTCGGTCTGCCAAGCAAGGTCTGAGTATGGTGTCAAATAAGTCTGGTGCTATGTTCTGCGTTTCATCTACGATAATGCCATCAAAGTATTGTCCTCTGATTGCCGAACTATTCTCACCACCTATAATCTGTATTCTTGAGTTGTTAACTGAGAAATCTACTCTCAATTCTGATTCGTTAAACTTTACACCAGGTATGGCTGCCGAAAATTGTTTCATATAATCCCAAGCTGTGGATTTACCTTGCAGTCTGTAAGGAGAGATAAAAGCATATCTTGGATAAGGTCTTTTATTGGTCAACGCAGCTCTGATTAAATGGTTTATAGCAAACACAGTCTTACCACCTCTTCTATGCACCACCACAACATTGAACCGGTTCACATCGCATTTTTTGTGCAAAAATTTTTGGATTTCTCTTGGCTTGTAAGGAATTACGATTTGTTTCATTTTAAAACAAAACCCCCCTTAGTGCATTGTAACATCATCTTCTGGAATATCGTCAATGTATTGTTCTTTTAAAATTTGAGAAAAATCATGAGCTTCTTGCTCATCCTGAAAACCATAGAACTTTGTAACAACAACTGGTCTGCCTGTTGTTTTATCTTTCATTATGAATATCGCTGTTCTTAATATCAAATCTTTCATTTGTTTGTGTGTACCTTGTATCAATTTTAATCTAACGTCAAAAGTCAAAAATGGGGTATCGGCTCTCAAAAACCCCTACATCTAGTAATCTACAACCATAAATCCACTAATTATTACTAACGATAACTAAAGATTACTAATAGTTATTTCTTCCGATAATAAAAATTATCAAACGTTTGGCTATTGTTGCTATTTTGTTCTTGTTTCATATGTAATAACTATGTTTTATATGTGCAAGAAATGACAACAACTCAAGTAAATCAATACTTTTAGCTTAATTTAGTTCTGCCAGGAAATGCTCAAAGGCTCATTTTTATCACCTTTTATTGTCAATTCTGCAGCTTTTCCATACCGCTTACTACTAATTTTGGATGCTGACCACTGCGAACTAGCAACAATCACCTTGTATAAATTAACTAAGTTCTGTCCTGCTCTTCCGTCAAGATCTCCGTTTTCTATTTTAGCTTCTAATTCTAGTCTGTTATCTTTAGAGTTTGAGAGCTCCCAATCAATAGCCAATGCTTTTGCCTTTTGATAACGATCCATCAATTCAGGATCTGCTACAAGTTCTTTTCTAAAGCTAGTCCAAGTGTAATCTATTTCTGGCTTTTCAAACACCTGTCTTATTGTGAGTCCATCGCTAAGATAATCTAATATCTGCTCTGTTAATTTTTTAGATAGTTTTCTTTTTCTGCCTGCCATAATTCAATCCCTTTGGGGAGGTGGGCGTTTTACAGAAAGGAAAGAAAGTAACGCCCAACCTCTAGTGATCACTTAATAAATACTAGCGAAAGGGTGAAGCTAGTATGCTTTTA